TTTTCTACGAAAAGGTTTTCCCTCATTTGCAGGATATGGAACTACCATATCTTGATAGGGGGAGTTTTGTAATGTTTCTGCTAACTTGCTTTCAATAGGCACAAGTTCAACCATTGTTTTTCCTGCTAGTCTTTTTACCTTGTAAAAATCTATATTGGTTTGGTCATATCCCCACGAACTGTAAAGTATGTCTCCAACCTCTAGCTGTTTTGTTTTTGTATTTTCCATAGTATAAATATAAACAATTTTTGTGACTTATTAAAATTTTTGTTAATAATTATTGTATGGTATATTTTCCAAAATTAGGTCTGCTTAATATAGAATAAGTAGCATAACGACAGGGGTCAATTATATGATTATCTTTGTCAATAGGAATATTAGTAAGCCTACCAGATTTATCTTCAGTCCATTTATAGTTTCTAAATTCTTGTATTGCATTATTAGAACTAGATAGTATATAAATTTTATATCTTTTAAGTAAATCAATTCCTGCATTAACAGAATCCTTTCCTTTTATACTTGGAAATATATGATGTCCCATAACTCTTAATTCATTAATTAATCTTGGTTCTGCACTATCAGCATAAATAGGATTTTTTTCAAGATTCTCTGCTAATAAAAATTTATGTATATCTAAGGTTGTCATTTGTGTTTTATATAAATGTTCCTTTATATATAAATTATGGTCTTGAGTATAAACAGACACTAGGGTACTGGGGTCATTCGTATAACCAAAATCCATTCCATAAGCAAGGAGTTTTGCTTCTTCTGGAATTTTATTAATTTCTACATAATTAAAAATTGTACTTCTACTAGCTGCCCTTTCTCCTAAACCATAAATTTGCCAATACTGCTCATCTGTTTTTTTAAGTCTTTCAATTTCCTCTTTTATAACATCTTCAATAAAAGGATTATCTAAGTAAGTTGTTTTAAAAAAATCACAGTCCTTTCTAGGAATTACTTTGTCATATATCCAATGATATTCATCTGATGGGTTAAAATCAATTATTATTTTTTCTTGAGTTCTAAATATAAGCTGTTGCCAATCCTCAAAATATAATTCGTTTGCTTCATTAACAAATAATAGGTCTCTTTTACGACCTCTAATTTTTTGAGGTTGGTCAAGTGAGATAAATTCTACTAGATTTCCATATAAATTATATTCAGAGTTTGATTTATTATGAAATAATTCACTATATATATTTTGACTTTTAATTATATCAAAAAAATCCCTTAATACTGTTGCCCTTAAACTAGGAAAGGTTTTACGACAAATAGTAATAACTTTCTTTTTATGTTTAGTACAATATTCAAAGATTATCCAAAGAAGTATATTATAAGTTTTACCTGACCGAGTTCCACCCTGCTCAACTATTATTTTTTTATCGCTTTTAACTAAATGTTTATAAACGACATTAGTCTGTATCTTCTGTTTTGTCAATTATTTCAATTTGAAAATTATTTGGCATACCATCTGCTCCAGTTATTTCTTGCCTTTCAATATAACCTCTGTGTTTGCCTTTTGTTTTCAGATAAAAAATTGTTGCTGCTGTACTATTATGGTCTCTTATTTGTTTATGTAAATGGCTTTCTGCAAAGTCTAAAGCAATATTTTCAATATCTTGTACTTGTTTTGCAAATTCCTCATCTTCATTTAACCACTTATAAAATGTGCTTCGTGGAATATTTGCATTTTTACAAGCTACTGTAACAATACCTAAACTCTTTTCAAGTGCTTTTAAAATTGATTCCTTTTTTATATGTCTACTTTTGTCCATCAATATATTCTTTTAACTTATATTTAGTTTTCCAATTTAATATTTCTTTTGTGTCATTAATTAATGATATTGATTCGTGTCTTTCTCCTTTTCTTTTAGGTATAAATCTAATATTATTACTAAACATTTTAGCAACATCTATTATTTTATGATTTTTATCACTACTCAAATACCATTCTTTATTTTTATTTTGATACATTATTTTATTTAATGCAATTATTATATCGTTTATATGTGTAAACTGTCTTGTCTGTTCTCCATCTCCTACTATGGTAAGTGGTTCATTATTCATTAATTGCTTTTCAAAAATCCCTATAACTGTAGCATAATCTCCATACGTTATATGATTTTCTCCATACACATTATAGAAATAACAAATTTCATATTGTAAATTAAACCATTTTTTATAGTTTTTTATTAACTCTACCATTTTTGATTTAACCCACGAATAAGGAGATAAATTTTCGTTTCCACCAAACTTAGAACTTGAAGCTGAATAAATAAGTTTTGCATTCCAAGATTTACATAATTCAATTACTCTACTTGTGCCTAATAAATTACTTTTCATAACATATTTTATATCTTTAAAAGAAGGCACAACTCTTGAATATTCTCCAAAATGAAAAACAATATCTTGCTTTTCTATTTCAAAATCCCAAGTGTTTGCTTCCCTATATATAACTCCTTTAATATGATTTTTTTCTGTGCCTGTAAAATAGTTGTCTATTGAAGTAATATTATCATATGATTTTTCTTTTAAAAATTTAATTAAATTGCTTCCTATATAACCTGCTCCCCCCGTTACTAAAATTTTCATTTATATGTATTATAAAATTTATTTAATTCCTTATTTTTTATTTTGCCTATCTTTTTTAATTGTAAATTATGTTTTTTATTTTTTATATTTTCCCAGTCAATATCCTTTCTTCTTTTTAATGGATGTTTAAATTGCATCCAGTTAATCAGATGATGTGGTCTATTATATCTAATCTTTGTTTCAACATACTGCGGCCATACTTCTTCTAAACTTCTTGTCTTTAAAAGTTTTTTTTCATACGCATTATTTTTATAGAGTTCTGTTTGATTACCACCTTTCATTTTTGCTATTGTACTTGTTTTGTCTACTGTAAAGGCATTAAATAAAACAACACATAATTTATTATGTAATACTTGTAAACATATATCCACATCTTCATTATATTTTAATCTCCACTTATAAGGCATATTGTTTTTAATTAACATTGCTGAATATACGTGAACATTTAAACGAAATGGAATATTATCAGATGTACCTGGAATAACATTTTGTGAATAGTTAAATCCTGATATTGCAATATTTTCATATCTGTCTGTAAATTCCTCTACTATTTTTAATGCTTTTTTTGCATTACACTTTATTTTTTTACCTTGTGTAATTCTTCGTATCTTGTGTATATTATCATCAAAGACCCAATGTCTTTCGTGATTATTTTTACTACTATGTTCCCAACAAAAATTTCTAGCTGGATATGAACCAACTCCTAAATTATCAAAGGATAATTTTAAAACATATTTTTTACCAATTGCTTTACAATAATTTTTATATTCTTTTGGCTCTACAACTATTTTAAAATCAACGCCATCTCTTTTAAAAAAATTAGCCGTTAATGGATTTTTCCATCTACCTTTTGATACGATATACACTGGATATTTATTCACTTTTTTATTAATTGTTGTTTATACCCTTTCCAAACTTGCGACAAATCGTGATGTGGTCTACCAAATCTTGTAGTAACTTTTATAGGTAAATGTGGAAAATTATTTTTAAGTGCATTTGCCCTTATTTCTCTACCATTATCTGCATATATACTATCATTACCACCCTTTCCTGTACCCAATGGTTGTGTATTAAAAACAAACGCATACATAGCAACTGTACACCAACCCCCCTCTAAAACTTGTAAACTCATATCTGTATCATTACCTAATTTTAATCTAAATTTATATGGCATATTACTTTTATATAAAAAACAACCATAAATCATTTTATTTAAACCATAAGGGGTTTTTTTGCTAAATGCAAAAGCACTTGAGGTTATAGAAGCCACACCTATATTTTTATATCTGTCTACAAAATTTTCAATTAATGGTAAAATATATGAAGATGGTTTTTTGTGTTGCTTACCATTTGTATAATATGCCAATGATTTCATATCATCATCAAATTGCCAATGATATATATAACCATTTTTATTTGAATATTCCTTTATCCAATTTCTTGCAGGATATACACCTTTGTTTAAATTGCTAAATGGTAATTTTAATAAATATTTTTTATCGTATTTATTATTATATAATTTATATTCCTGTGGTTCAACAACAATAAAAAAAAACATTTTATCTTTTATCATCATATCAGCAGTTAAACAATTATCATATCTTCCCTTTGATGGGATAAAAATAGGATGTTTATTCATATTTTAGATTTTTTAAATCTTGGGTTTTTTTAAATGGATATGATGTACTCCAAGCCTTTTGTGCTTTTACAGAAAATTGCATATTATTTTCATTAGCATATTTTTCTCTTGCTTCTTCTGTATCAAATGTAATTATAATTTTTATATCTTTTTCACTTGCTTCAAATTCAGGCATACCTACCCATTCAGAAAATTCATCTCCTTTATTTATTAGCTCAATATTATCATCTGTATTTTGCCAAACATCTAAACCCCACTCATCCAATTCTGTTGTTTTCCATTCATTGCCAAGTATATCCCAATCCCAATCTCCAAAATTTACATTATCTTTTACTATAAATTCCTGCTTTTGTTTTTCAGTTAAATGGTTTTCTTTATAAATATAAATTTCATTTAACCCTGCTTCAATACAGGCTTTGTATCGCATATTTCCGCCTAATATAATATTGTTTTCATCTATTATAATAGGTCTTATTTTAAGCATTTGAGGAAATTGTTTAATGCTATTTACTAATTTATGAAACTTATAATCCTTAATCACTCTTGGATTTTTAGGGTTTGTTTTTATTTTATTTATTTTTATTTTTTGTAACATAATTTATTTTTTAGTTATTGCTCTACCTTCTAAATTTTCCCAATCTCTTTCTGGTCTAATTTTTAAGTTTGTTTCCCAAGCCCCTTTTAAAACAGACATATTAATTCCTAATTTATCTGCATAATGTATTATTGCTTGTATATCTTTTGGAAAACAGCTTCCACCAAAACCTAATTTTCCATCTGGTCCAGGGATATTTAAATGCGAATTGCCAATTCTACCATCACGAATAAATCCATCAATTACATCTTCCCATATAGAACCTGATTTTTCTGATAAAATTTTCATTTCATTTAAAAAAGAAATTTTTGTTGCCAAAAAAGTATTAGTCATATATTTAATTAATTCAGCGGATTCATAATTAGTTCTAATTATTGGCAAACTTTTACCAAATCTTCTTATATATAAATCTGCCACTTTGTTAACTTCATATAAATTACCACCCAATATAACTCTTGATTGATTTATAAAATCAAGTTTAGCACTTCTTTCTGTTAAAAATTCTGGATTAAATACTAATTTTAATGATGGATATTTTTCTGATAATTTTCTTGTTGTGCCAGGAATAACTGTAGAACGTATCAAAAATATTGCTTGATTGTTTGATACATTATTAATATCATTTAAGCAATTATCAATTAATTCAAGATTTATTTCTCCATTTATATAAGATGGAGTTGGAATACTTATAAAAACAATTTTGCTTTTATTAACTACATCTTCTAATGTGTGTATGCTTTTGCTTGGGTCTTTGTCATATATTCTAATTTTTTCATCAAAACCAACATTTGGTGAAAATCCAAATTGAACAGCACTACCAACAAAACCCCTGCCTATTATTCCTATCATTTTTAATTACAGTTTGCTAGTTTTTCTTTGAGATTTTTTACTTGGTTTTCAAGATAATGGATTTTATCAATTTCATCATAAGTTAAATTACTTTTCCAAGAAAATATTTTTTCAAATTCTTTAAGTTTTTTATTGTTTTTTTTATAAGCAGGATACATATTACAAGAATGTATTGCTGTTGCGTGTGTCATATTTTTTCCATTATTACTAAAAAATTTAGCAATATTAATCCATCTCATTCCTAATTTTTCTCTTAACAAATAACAAAGTAACATTCTTATTTCAACTACCTCTTTTTTTCTTGTGTTTTCAAATACATTTATCTTTGAAGTATTTTTTAATTTATTAGCAACCTCTATTGGTTTTATATCTTTCATTGTGTTCTTAATTTTAATAAGTTATAGCATTCAATATATTTTTCTCTTGCTTTACTTTTATATTGTTGTTTAAACAATTTAAACAATTTTTTGGTATATTGAAATTTCGTTTTACATCCTACATAATACTTCTTTGCAAATGCTCTACCCTTTCCATAAAAATAATTTACATTATCAGCTTGGTCTCCCATAATCATTTGCTCATAAAAATTATATAATGCTGTTTCTTTTGTGATATCATAAATACATTTATGTTTGTAATGGTAATTGTAAATAAGTGCAGGAAATTGTTTGTAGTCTTTGTCAAGTGAAACAATCATTACATTATCTCTACCTATTTCATCTGATAAATTTTTCCAATATCTAGCCACCAAGTCGTCAGTTTCAAGTCCATATCCATAAATACTATTATAATTGTCTTTAACGTATTGGTGCATCTCAAATAACAAAGGGGGTAGGTCTTGTTTTTTTCTGTTTGCTTTATATGTAGGATTAATTTTTTTTCTAAAATTACCACGACATCCATTAAATGTAATAACTTCTTTAACCTCAAAATTTTCCTCTAAATGATTTACAATCGCCATCATTTGCTCATCAAATTTAGCTATAGAATCTTCTAAATTAGTATAATATTTTTCCTCCCCTCTAGAGTAACAACTGGCAAATACTAAACTGTCTGCATCTATAAGTAAAATCATTGGCTTAAAATAATATATAATGTTGTTATCAATAATCCTGTTAGTGACCAAGTTATTAGCTTGTACTTTGTTTCCATCTTTTTATTATTCATATTTTATATTATTTTAATTAAATCAGCAACTATTTTCCAATCCTCACTTGTGTTATTATTTTTATTTTTATATAACTCACGCAAGGAATTTATAGCATCATCAATTTTTTGTTTTTTTGTTTTATTCTTGTTTTTAAAATTTATAGGTAATCTATCTGTTAAATCCCATTCTATAACATTCCTACCTGTAACCCTACATTTCCTAATACCCTTTTCATAAATAACACCTAATCTCCTTAATTCTGTAAATCTTGCTCTTGATTGACTGATTTGGTTTTCTTTAGTAGTCATTGTCGCAAAGGCTTCTCCACTTGAACAGGGTGCATTTTTTAATATAGCTAAATACACCTGTAATCTTGTTTTTGATAGCAAACCATTTGCTTTTATTTCGTTATAGCAATCTATTGATGTTTGTCTTGTATTCATATTAGGCATAATA